GTTGACTGTTGTGTTTGTAGAAAATGATGAACTAGCAATCGTTCCAAAAATTGTTCCTGGAGTTGATGCAGTTAATTTAATTCTTCTTCCTGCATGATAAATTGAAGTAACATCTACACCAGCTATTGTAAAAGAAGTTGCTGATGCATAAGCTGATGTATAAGCTCCATCCCCATCACCATATTCAATCCATTGTGCATCATTAAACCAATCCCTAGTATTCTTCATCAATGCTCTAATCGCATTGTTTAAGTTTGAAGGTAACATACCTTCTGCTGTTGAAATACTATTTAGTGATGTATTATTAGATTGTGTTGTTGAATAATCTTTAATATTAGTTGGCATCTAATCTCCTAAAAACCATGCGAAAGCCTTATCACTTTCTTTGTTACGATCATTAATTAATGTATTAATAGCTTCTTCAATTTGTCTTTGAAAGAACTCTTGAGTTTCAAAACTATATCTAACATTATCTATATCAGTTTTTTCTGTCATCTCAATCCTATTCTTGATGCAATTAAATCAACACCTTGAGCATGAGTCCAAACAGATCCTGAAGGTGTCGTAACTTTAATTTTAAAATATCTACCTGATTGTCTAACTGGATTATCTCCACTAGCCACCATAGATGATGATGAAGATTCTGTTGCTGTATCTGCTAATCTTTCCTTACTACTAATAGTAACTGTAGATGTAGCATCAACAATCGGTCTGATATTGGTTATACTACTTCTATGTCCTGGAAACAACTCTAATTCTCTAGTTTCTAAAGTTCCTTCATTTTCTGTTCCTGAGAAAATAGCAGCTTTAAAATCACTATCTATTGCACCTAAATATAACTGACCACCATTCCAAAAGTCAGTATCTAAAGCAATATTGATAGCATCTAAGTTTTCTGAAATAATATCCATTAATTCTACAGTGTAAGCACCTACAAACTGAGAAAAGATTGTACTGGCACTAGCATCTGCTGTTGACCATTTTTGCGTAGCATAATTATAAATAATTACTTTATCGCATATACCAGTTGTGTTTGCAGTGTTACTAGCAGATGGATATAACCATAAAGCTAGTTGATTAAATGGATCTACTGCTGCACATATTCTATCACTAAATGCTTTGTTTAAATCTGTATCAAAAAATCTATTTACTTTTTCTGCACCGATTGAAATAACTTGATCTCCATTCAATTCATAAAAACCATCGTCTGCATAAAAGAATACTCTACGATTATCTTGACAAACAGTTCTTCCTAATACTGCACCTCTATTAGGTGAGATTACTGATAATCTAAATACAGTTGCACCACCAACATAGTCCATACGAATGATTTGATTTTGTCTGAACACATATCCTATCTCACCAGAAGTTATGTGAGTTATCTGTCCACCTGAACCAGGTAAGTCTTGTAAGTCAGATTGTTTAGTTCCAGGTTGCCAAGTTGTTAAGTCATTAATACCTGACCATTGAATTCTGTTTGAATTATTTGTGTGATTACCAGTTACAAAGAAATCCCTAACCACACCTGAAACTTTAAATACAGGAACTGTACCACTTGTTCCTATGCTAGATAAATTTGCAAAGTTAGTTGATGTACCCATTAAATAATATTGTGGTGCATCTACTCCATTACTAGCAACAACATATTGACCGAATTGTGTAAAGGTAAAATAATCTGTGTTACCACCAGTTAAACTTCCTTTTCTTGATGTAAATGTTCCACCATCTAATTGATAGATGTCAGTATTTTTTGCAACAAAGTTAAATACATTATTTGAGTTATCTCTAAATGAACCTGCACCTCTACTATTTGCACCGATGTTGTTTGATGAATAAGCAACTAAAGAAGGAAATCGTTTGTAAGATTGTCTTGCAAAGTAAACATTGTTAGCTGTGTTTGCACCTGGATTTAAATACTCAGGTTGATCTGGTAGCCATTCTCCAAAAGGTATTTGCATTGTTCTCCTATTGGTTATTGTTTGTTACTGCAAATGATCTTTCATTGAAAGAACCAGCAACAGTAACATCACCTCTTTGTTGTAAAGGTGCATTACCATATTGATCTTCTCTGTCGTTTCTTTCAAGTCTTTCAAGTGCTGTTGTGTACATTCCTTGCCATTGTTGAAGTCTTGCAGGTTCTACACCACCTAAAAAATTAGCAGCATGATATAACGAACCATATAAATAAATAGCTGGATGATGTGTTAAAATATAATTTGATGTATTTGAATCTGATAGAGCTGCAAACTTAGCATAATAATTTAATGTTCCTGTGTATGCAGCAGCAGGAGTTGGTGCAAATCTAAAATTATCTCCTAATATAGTATATGTTGATGGCATTCCAGATGTAGAACTACCTTTGATTTGATCCATTTGAGCTGGAGTAATATATTTCAAAGCATACTTAGTTCCACCTTCAGTAATAAAAAAATCTCTTACTTGTAAAAAATCAGCAGGTATAGATTCTGTTTCCGAATCAATAGTAATAGAAGTAGATGTAATCATCTTTCTAATTCTAAGTTTTGAGTTTAAATCTGCTTCTGTTAATACGATAAAGTCATCAGCTATTTCTGATGTTAGGTCTGATCTGTTTAACCAATTAGCGATAGATGTTTTTAGTGCTGAATAACTACTTAGTGCCATTATAAATTACCTTCTGCGGTTTTAAAATATCTAAATTCATTTGAATTTAATTTTTTTTTTAATATTTGTTTTTGTACTTCTTTTGGAAGACCAAACCAATTATTAGTACCATTATACTCATTCGCCCAGACAGATAAAGCTAAAGTTGGAATACTAGCCACTCTTTTCATATCTCTTGATTTAGAATAGCCATCATTAAGATTATATAATCTTTTATTGTGTTCAATATGTGGATTTATGTTTACTTCTTCTTTAGTAACAATTTTGCCATCCATATCATCTTTAAGATATGTGGTTTTTTGCAATCCATCTATTGTTATATCTTTTTTCATCTGCCTTGACCTTTATATCTTTTTTGTTTCTTTTGTCGTTTCTCATTTTTGTTCTGAGATTTTTTGTGTTTGCCAGGTCTTTTTCTAGGCTTTGGTCTTGGAACAAAATGAACAAACTTTTGTCTTGCCACTAAGCACTCATTTCAGTGATATATACATTTGTAGATGAACCATGAAATACTGCAATTTTTTCTCCAGGTGAAACTTTAAATATTTCTATTTCACCAGATGGTAATAAAGCTGATGTTGCACTTGCTGTAGGTGAAGCACCTAAAACAAAATGACAATTAGCATCTCCAACTACTCTTATGTATTCAGTTTGTGAACCAAATGCAGCAGAAGCTGTTGAAGAATTATTAGTATTAAGTTTCTGAGTAGTTCCAGGTCTTAACGCATAGTTATAACTCATATTTTTCTCCTATTAGGTAGAGGGGAAATACCGCTAGGCAAGATCCCCTCATGTGTTTATTATCTTCTAATTACAAATGTAACAAGTAATTTTTTAGCTCCAGTAGAACCACCATCAGTAATCATTTCGATAGTTCCATCTTCTTCTACTCTGTTTGCAGCAGTAGGTTCAGCAGAATCTACAGTACCAGCAGCAGAGCCAGAGTGAGCAACAGTTATGCCACCACCTGTTACAGCAGTACCACCTATTTCAAAACTTATTGCAGCATTGCCTCCAGAGATAGCTCCTTGTAAAGCAGTAATAATTTTAATTATTTTACCACCATCAGGTATTGCTACAAATGTTGATGAAGCTGTAGATATATCTTCAATCTCAGCAGTTATAAAGTAATCGTTTAATGTTCTCATTTTTTATCCTTTTTATTTGCTTCGTTCCGACTTTAAATCTTCAAAGACCAAACAAAATTGTTAATTAAAATGATGGGGGATTACTCCCCCACCAAAACTATTTATTATGATGTTGTTAGATCGTAAACAGCACCACTTGCAGCTTCGTTTCTTGACTCAAGAGTGTACTCTGCAACCATAAATCTCTGATCTGCGTCAGCAGTCTGAGCTGGAGTTTGTAGAGCAAAATCTCTTAAGAAAGCAACAGCGAAGTAGTCCATTTCTAATACTAACGCATCTTGACCTTTTTTAGCAGCAGTAGAGTTAGCACCTCTAATAAATCTATTAGGAGCAACTTGCATAGTTCCAAAGTCGCTTTCATAGACATCAATAGATGTAACTAATCTTCTGTCTTCTGCTTGGTCAAATCTAGTTGAACCACCAGTAAAACCAGATAGCTTCTGCTTGTTAAAAGCACCTACCATAATCATGTTAGGGTTTCCACCAGCATTAAAGCATGATCTCAATACACCTTTTAACTGATCTTCAGTAAAAGCTCTTTGAGTTCCATCTGTTCTAGCAGCTCCACCACCTGAACCAGATCCACCTGCACCTGCATCAACATTAGAAGAAATCCAAGTTTGAACTCCACCTAATTTTCTTGATGTAGTTGCGTTACCAGCAGCAGCAGCCACATTAGATAAAAGAGCAGTTTCCATATCTCTTTTTAATTCTTTTGCAGATTTAGCTACTTGATAAGCTAACTCATTATTTCTTCCAGCAGATGTTACAGCATCATTTGTTCCTGATACTTGCACAGCTTTTGTAGAAATTTGAGTGTGGTTAGTTAGTTTAGTTGTTGCTGATAAAGTTGGGTAACTTATAGCAGCACCTTCAACTGCATGGTTAGCAGCTACATCAGCCAATGAATCTGTTTGCCATTGGTGTGATGTGTTTGTTGCTTTTGTCTTAGCAACACCAGACATAAAAGGAGTTTCTGTTGGAGCTATTGAATAAATAATATCTGCCAAATCTTCTCTTATGCCGACTGTTTGATATGTTTGATATACAGCCATTGTTTATCTCCTTAGTAGGTTATTGTTTATAAATAACGCATCAAAAGATCAGTTGCATCTTTTGCATTTCCTGACTTCTTCAACGTCTTAAATTGATTCAACCTAGACTTAGAGTTTAATTCTTCTTTTGTACTTTTAGTGCCTGACTTAACAAACTTGGTTGGTTTTACTTTTTTAGAAACTAAATTAGGTTTAACTGATTTAGTTTTTTGAAAGTTCATTCCATCCATAATCACATCAAAATATCTTGAATCATAAATCCTAGCGACATCTTCATTTGAAAATCCCTTAGAACTTAGATAACCCATAATATTAGATTTTACTGTAACACCCTTTATAGGGTCAGCAATCTCAGGATGTTTTAAGTGAAGTTTTTTTTGTTCTTCTCTTAATAATTCCTGAAACTGAGATTGTTGATGATCTCTCAGTTTTTGTTGTGCTTGTTGTATCGTATTTTTTCGTTTCTGAATTCTACGATCAATCTTAGCAGCTTCAGTTGGATCTTCATCCCAAAGTTTATCTAACTCTTTGGAATTCATATCGTTGTTAATTTCAGCATTCAAAGTAACTACCAAAGAATTTAAATCATCCATCTTTGTTGAATACTGGTTTTTCAGACGATCTTCTTCGGCTCTTAGCTCTCTTTTTTCAATCGCTAGTTCCTCAGTTTTTCGTCTATAGTCGGCATCTTTTTGATAACCTGCTTTTAATTCTTCAAGGTCAACATCAATCTTTTCACCATTTACAGTTACCTGGTGTAGATCGGTTTCTTGTTCTTCAATAGCATTCTCATCTTCGGATGCTTCTTCTTCTGCAACTTCCTTTGTTTCCTCTGGTTGAGTTTCAGTTGGTTGTTCAACCTCAGTTTCTGTTTCAGCTTTCGCTTCTACTTCTTCTTTTGGTTCAACTGGTGCAGCTTCTTTTGTAGTTTTATTGATAACACCTTTTGTGTCCATTAAACCTTCAATAGATTTTGCAGCACCTTGTACTGATTGGTTATTCAGTAGTGGGTTTGTATCAGACATTAAAGTCCTCCTATGGTTAAGCTGTCTTTATGACTTGGCTTATTTTAACTATATAGTTAAAATTTTGTATTTTGTTGTTGTTTCCTAAAATCTTCTAACTGTTTGGTAGCAAGTTTCCCTGTTTCAATTACAGTCTGAAGATGTTGCTCTACTTTACCAACAACATTATAAGCAATCCAAAGTTTTTCTCTGGTATCACTTTCTTTAGCACCTGTTTTTTCTAACAGTGCTTCAGAATAAAGTTCTTTTAGAGATTCTATTGCCTCTATAAAAATTTTATTCTCTAGTATCTGTTTGGCTTGGTTGGATCGGCTGATCTCCACCGACCTGTTCGCCTGGTCTTTGATTTTCATCTAGTCCTTGTACTTGTTTGCTGAACATATTAGCAGATTTTTGTGCTTGTTCAAGAATCTTGGTATCAGTTGCCATCATCATCTTATCTAAATCTGCATCAGCTTTAATTTTTGCAGTATCTAATTGTGTATTATATTTTAATGCCATCTCTTTGATCTTCGCTTCAAAGTCTAAAGCCATTTGTTGAGTTTTTTGTTGTAACTCTTGAGCTTGTAACTCCAAATCAGCAATTTTTCTTTTGTTCTCTGCATCAATTCTTGTAAATTCTATTTTTTCAATTGGTGTTAATGGTGGTGGTTGAGGTGGAGGCATCATTGTTTTTCCAATATCAGGATCAACAAAGTAGCTTTCTACATTTTTTAGACCTGCATTTTCAATAACTTTAGATAAAGTATTGTAAATATTTTTTAAAGTTACCATTGGCATCTCTTTTCCACCTTGTAATTGAAATGCTTGTATCTGTCTTTCTAAAATACTGTTTAACATAACAGTTTGTTGTTCTTTAGAACCAGTTCCAAGACCAACAACAATTGAAATATTAAATTTATCTTTCCATTCTGTAGGTTTTACAGGAACATATTGATTGTTCATCATTACAATTCTTTCTCTGTCTTGATATTTAACCATCAATTCAAATATTTTTCTAAATAAATCTTTTACTCCTGTTTCAGCAAAGATTCTTGCAATCAATTCTGAACGCATTTGTGTTTGCGTCATCAAAGTATTTACACCAGTTGCAGTTTTAGAGTTTAAAGTATCAGCATCTAATCCTTGTGCAGACTTTGTAATACCAGTTCTAGCTTCTCTAACTGTATCTAAGTAAGATAATAATGGAAATGCTTGTTGTGAAATTGGTTGTGCAGTCAAAGGTTGCATCACTTGATTTGGTGGTTGTTTAGTTCTAACTACACCACCAGGTCTAGTTGTTAGTAGGTCATCCATGTTCACCATACCATCCATTACTGCAACTCTATTGTTGTTAGTTAAATACATATTGTCTAACAACTGACGCATTACAGTTGACTTCATCAATTGAATATCTTCAACTAACTCAGAAACTGATCTACCATAAAATCTGTGTGGCATTGGAATTGGTGTTACAGTTACAAAAGGAATATTATCACATGGCATATTTTCTAAAACCATAGAACCATCATCTCCTGCTGAAACTATTTTACGAAGTTCTGCAATACCATCTTCATCATAATCATATTTGACATACGACTCATAAATTAAAACTTTTGTGTTTTGTCCTTGTGTATAATTATCTACAGGATATTCATCTACATTTCTTTGCCTGACCATATCTTCAGTATTATAAATATCATCACTTGATGCTGGAAGATTTTTTACTTCATCTTCTGGATAACCCATAGCAACTAAATCTGATCTTGACATTAAAACTTTATGTGAAACAAAATCTGCATCATCAATTGTTTTGGCATTACGATCAATTAAAAATTCTTCAGGGGGTACAGATTCAATTTTTATTTTACCATGTTTTTTAGTTCTTTTAATTTTACAATTATACAAAGTAAAATCTGGTGCTTTGGCATCAGGTATTTCTATACCCTGTTCTCTGTATTGTTCTAATAAATTATTAAATTCTTCCTTTGCTTTTTCATCTATAAATTCTTCTTCTTCAATTATTTCTATTTCATCTTTAGTGTCATTGAGTGCATCTTTATCTTCTTTAGATAAATTTTCATAAGTTTCAAACTCTACACTTTCAGACTCATCCCAATAAATTTTTAAAAAACCATTTTTTTCAATTAATGCGTCTTTAAAAAAATTATATAATAATTGAAAGCCATCATTGTCTTTGTAAAACACATGATTTAAATATGCTGTTGCTTGTTCAGATAAAGGTACATCTTCAGCAGTTACAGGTTCACACTTAACTACTTTATCAGACGCAGTAAATATTCTTAATAAATTTGGTAAGATACTTTCAATGGTATCAGATACATCAGTTGATACGACTTGTGAACGACCATCTATTTCAGTTCCAAGTTTATCTCCTAAATAATATTCAATAGATTTTTTTCTAGCTTCAGAAAGATTACCACCTAAATATCCTAAAGCATTTTCAATATGATTACCAAGAAGTGTTTTTAATTTTAAATCTAATTCAGCCATGTTAAATTATATAACTTGTGTTAACTTCAATTTCTTTTTTCCAATCTGTCATTTTACCACCAACAAAAGTGCAACCATATCTAAACGCATCTGCTGGATGACTGGCGAAGTTGTGAATGGGTCTATTTTTAAAACATTGATTTTTTTCATCCCATTTTTTTTGGTAAGCCTTCAATGCTTCAACTCCTTGATGTGTTTTTTCTTTATCAAAATAACATTTAGGTAAGTTCTTTCTAACAGCTTCAATTCCATCTTCAATAGAAAGTTTTGGAGCTATATCAAAAGATATACCCAATTCAAGAGCTGATTCTAATCTTGATTTACCAAAAGCTCCTAATTCCCTAACTTTTATATCATGTGGAGCTATATGTCTATAATATTTATATGGTTTAGAGTCTAGCAGATCAGCATAGAAATCTAAACCTTCACCAGAGGATTCTTCATAATCAATTACCCTAATTTCATCATTATGTTTTTGTACAAACCAAATCGCTGTAGAATCTTTTAGACCCAAATCCCACCAAGTTTCTGTATCTAAATTTTCATCATAAGGAACACTGGTTATTCTATTTTTCTTTTCTAGGTCATCTATAATAGCACCATAGTATGATCCAGTAATTGCAGCTTGAAACGAACACTCAAATTCTTGTTCATATAAATCTTCTGACATCATTTGTTTTGCAGAACTTAATTCATCATCATCTAGTATTTTTGTTTGACTTGCTTTAAACACCCCAGTCCACCAATCCTTTTGTAATTGAGCTTCTTTGTGTAATTTATAAAAATAATTTTGTCCTTTGGGTGTGCCAATGAAAATACACCATCCTTTTCGGTCAGCCAAAGCAGGTCTGATAATCTCAGGAAATATTGTTGGGGATAAACTTTGTGTTTCATCCATAACGCATCCATCTAAAAATATACCCCTAAGTGCTTGATCGTTTTCAGCTCCAAGAATAGTTATTCTTGCACCATTAGGAAAATCACATCTAAGTTCTGATTCATTGAATTTAACAAATGGAATATTTTTACCAAAAGTTTTTATGTAATCCCAAGCAGTCGCTTTACCTTGTTTGAATGTTGGTGAAATAAAGGCATATCTTGGATTAGGTTTGGGGTTGGTCAAAGCATCTCTAATCATGTGATTGATACACATTACAGTTTTGCCAGACCTTCTATGTGCAACTATTACGTTAAATCGGTGCTTAAGCATCTCATTGTGCAAAAATTTTTGTAGTTTTCTAGGTGTGTATGGAATTACAATCTCAGACATTTTAAAATAAAACCCCCCTTAATGAATAGTCGTATCAGGTGGAATATTCAAGGGTTTAATTCCTAGTTGATCTGTCATGTATTCAGAAAAGTCTTTAGCATCTTCATAGTCTTCAAAGCCATCAAAGTGTACTATCACTGAATTGTTATATTCAGATACTACAACTATAGCAGTTATTCTTGATTTAATTTTTTCAAACATAAGATGCTCCTCTTGTTTAGATATATATACCTCCTAACGTAATATGCGAAGCGAAAAAATAAAAATCAGGGGATGACCTTTTAAAACCCCCCATATTTTTTATACACTTTCTAATTATTACTGATAACGCTCAAGTATCAGGACAACCTTAAGCTAGAAAAATTATAAATTAACTAAATTAAAAGTAGAATTGACCCTATATTGTAAAAAATTTTGTTTTATATGGGGTCAGGGCAAGTTTTTACAAAGAGGATGCAAAAACTTTGTCCTTCAAGTGTAATTAATATTGATTTAATTGAATTATTTATCTGACCATTTAACAATCAAAGGTTTGTTGTCATGGTTTGCAAGTTCTAATTTCTTCACATTGTCATTGTATTTTGGCAACAATTTAGATGCTTTCCATTTAGTTAAAGCGACAGCTTCTTTAATTAAATGACTTGTTGCAAGATCACCTTTCCCATTTGCTTTAAAGTCTTCTATTGCTTTCTTTAATTCAGTTGCACTTTCTGAAAGTAAGTAA